ACCGCGGTCCACCGCCTTGCACATGTCGTAGACGGTCAGCGCGGCAACAGAGGCCGCCGTGAGTGCTTCCATCTCAATACCGGTCTTGTGCGAGCAGCGCAGCGTGCTGACAACGCGCACCTGCGTCTCCGAGACAGCCTCAATGGCGATGTCCACGCTCTCGATCGGGATTGGATGACACATCGGGATCAGCTCTGCCGTCCGCTTGGCCGCCATAATGCCCGCGATGCGCGCACACGCGAACACATCGCCCTTGGGCGCTGTGCCGTCAAGGATCATGCGCAGCGTCTCCGGCTGCATGGTCAGCACGGACTGCGCCACAGCTTCGCGCTGCGTGACCGGCTTTGCGCCGATGTTGACCATGTGCGCTGCACCGTTTTCATCCAAATGGGTCAGTTTCATGTTGTTCCTCCCGAAAATTCATTCTGTTCTGCAAACACAAAAAACACCGCTCAAAACGACGTTTAAGCGGTGTTTCATCTGGTCCGAGTGACAGGATTCGAACCTGCGGCATCCTGCTCCCAAAGCAGGCGCGCTACCAACTGCGCTACACCCGGATAGTATTGTGAGCGCCCCGCATTCCGAGGAACCGAGGCGCTTGATGGTGCCGGTGACCGGACTCGAACCGGTACGCTGTCGCCAGCGGTGGATTTTGAGTCCACTACGTCTACCAATTCCATCACACCGGCATAACATAGTTATTATATCGTAAATCGCACCGGTTGGCAAGAGGAATTTTCCGAAAAGGGTATTTTGGCGGCTTGTAATATTAAATGCGAAAGAACAAATACCACGTCGAATGACGGGTACGCGTTCTATCGCATTTATTTTTTTACCATAAACAGCGCTAAAACGCAATAGAAACGGGGTGAAATGGTGCGGCAGTACAGATACATAGACTTTCAGGACCGCAAGGAGATTTCCGCGCGATACCTGAACGGCGACCGGGTGGCGGACATCGCCGACGGGCTGGGCGTGACAACGGCTACCGTCTACCGGGAGTTGAAGCGCGGCGAAACGGGCGGGCTTGACCGCAACCTGCGGAAAGCATACAACCCCGTTATTGCACAACAGCGCGTACAAGAAAACTTCAAACGCCGCGGCAAATCCGCGGTCAATTCGTAAAGGAGGTTTCGCGGTGAACAATTTTGAAGAAATCACGAAGAACCCGGAAACGCTGGGCGCTTTCTTACGGGGCCTGCCCGTCATTGAAGCGCCGTGGGACGAAGAATTCCAGCGGAAGTATTGCGCCGGGTGTGGGAAAGTCAGTTGTGACGATGGTAGCCCTTGCCCGTATGAGGACAAGCGAAACAATCCGCTTTGGTGGTTATCGCAGGAAGCGGCGGCGGAGAGCGAGGGAACGCAACGTGCTTGAAATCGTACCGATGACGCTTAGAGAAGCAAACGCGTTTGTCGAGCAAAACCACCGACACCACGGGGCAACCGTGGGGCATAAGTTTTCCATCGGGTTATCTGACGGTGAAAAAATCGTAGGGGTTGCCATTGTGGGCCGTCCTGTATCGCGCCACCTTGACGATGGTTGGACATTGGAAGTCAACCGACTTTGTACGGACGGGACCCGCAACGCCTGTTCAATGCTTTACGCCGCGGCATGGAGAGCGGCGCGGGCGATGGGATATAAACGGGTAGTCACCTATATTCTGGACACAGAAAACGGCGCAAGCCTGCGGGCCGCTGGCTGGAAATGCGTTGGACAAGCCGGGGGCCTGCGGTGGACGGGGACCCGTCGCCCGGAAGTAGACCTTTGCCCGGCACAAATGAAAATCAGGTTCGAGCGGGAGGAAACAACATGACGAAAAAGAAGCAGTACCCCGGCGGGGTCAATCTGACGGCGAAGACAGCCCGCACCCTTGCAATACAGGAGTTCGGAACCGCCCGCGGCCTGACGAAAAGTACGTCATTCGTCGGCGTGTACTTCATGGAGTTCGGAAAACTGCGTATCGAAATTTGTGCGGACGCGGCTTGCATTGTTGTTCGCGTGGTTCTGGCCCACGGTACGGGTTCCGGCGTGAAATACTTTGACCCGGACACCCTGCAAGAGAACTTCAAGGCCATTGACAAACACCGCGAAGACGAAGACCGCGCCATTGTCAGCGATTGGGTCAACCTGAACGGCCCGGAATTCTGCCGGAAGCAGGTTGAAGCGATTTGGAAACAAGGAGGTTGAAAACGTGGAGAGAAACGGGA